ATACCAGTAGTAGATGAATATGGATTTACTCCATATGTAATTCTAGGACTATTATAATCACCAAATTTATGATCTGGTTGAGCAGTCCTGAAACTGATATATGGAACAGATGATCTCTTCTGTGAATCTCCTGAAGTTCCAATAACTTGTTCCCCAACTTGGAATACTCCACTAACCATTTCAATTTCAATAAGTTTAGGAGTTACATACTTAGATATGCTTTGACTATCAAAGAATGTGTAGAATTGTGTTCCAGGTTGTAATCTTGTACCAATAAATTCAATATTCCTAGATCTCATATAAGGAATACTCTCATTACTAACCAGTTTGTCACCAAGACTATTCATATCAAGTCTAGAATCTACCTTAAACTGAATACCACTTCTTGTTAAATTTCTATCTATTGTGATAGTTTCTTCAAAACTATCAGTCCGTGTTCTTTCCCAATCAGTAAATGTACCAGCTATGCCATTCTCATTACCTCTACGAGTACCTTGATTTCTCCATCCAGAACGATCAGTACCAGTATGTTCAACATCTACATTTGTAGAGGACCATATTACTTCCCATTCAGCCCAATCAACAGGACTTAATCCAGTATTTGGATCTATATCTAAATTATGTAATGTTGCAGCATGATTACCTTCAACTTCAACAACATTAGATTTTAATCGTTTCTCATCAACCCATACATCACTATTCGGATTCAATTCTACTGCACCATTCCAAGTAATTGCAGCAAATGGGTTAACATTTTCAGTTCTAGTTGCAAATTTCTGTTCTATGTAAGTAGATGTTGTATAATCTAGAGTTACTACATCACCAGTACGTTTTAATGAATTAGATTGTAAATCAGAAACTTGAGTTAAGTCTGCATTTGGATTTGCAGTAGTTCCAATACCAATAATCTGATCAGAACCAAGAAGAAGATCTATACCATGTGTATAATGAGTTGGTCTTAATTCCCCAGCACCTCTATCAATAGAACTCCTAAAATTAGGATGACCTAAAGCTTGTCCTTCATGACTTCTAAAATTATCAACAAAGAATCCAGACTTAAATCTATCAAGTCCAGTTTTAGCATCTACTATACTCAAACTTGCAGTATCAGTCTCTAATAATGATAGTTGTGTATAATATTCAACATTTTGTAATCTACTCTCAAGTCTTCCAATATCTGCCATCGTATATCTCTTATGAATCGCAAGAGATACCTTAGAACCAGCATTAGCATTACGTAAATATGGATCATTATTGATAGTAGCTACTACAAATGATCCAGCTGGATCAACTGGTGCAACTGCATCACCTAAAGGAGCTGGAGCTCCTTTCTTTAACTCAAAATTACCATCCTTATGTAAATATACCTTATCAATTCTTGCAAGATAATGTGAATATCCTATAGTCACAGATCCATCACCTACTAAAATAGATGGTTTTGTACCACTTACATTAAAACTACGAGTATCCCAAGCAAATGGGGATGCAGTTCCACTAGATGGATTATATTCCACTATTCTAGGTCTAGCATCAATATAATCAGAAACTACTCCTTTATATGATGGTATATCAAATTCGAAATTATCACTATCAAAACTATTGACTGTTCCAAAATCTCCTACTTCACCATCTAAAGTATAATTATCAAATATAATACATAACCTCTTAATAGGTTCAGGAGCATCATCTTTTTTAATTATTCTTGCATAATCATAAAATTCATCTCTTTGGCCATTATCAAATATAAAACTATCAACAATATTCTTATCACCCTCAGAAACTACAGATACTGAACCACTTATACCCGAAGATTCGAATATTACAATTTCATCAATAATAAATTCTAAATCATTTGTATATACAATATCTACAGTTGTAGTAGTAGAACTAACTACTCTAGCAGTAGCACCAGAAGTACTTCCTGTCAATAATTCACCCTGAACAGTATTAGTTAATGCTAAAGATCTGTTAACGAGAGTAACTTGTGGTAAACTAGGATCTGTTTTGGTTGAAGATTCAAAAACAGCATGAACTCTAAGTCCATCAGGAACATTTAAAGATATCTCTTTATCTTGTATTCTAGTGCCATATATGGCACTAGTAGTAAGTCCATCATTAAGAGTATTAGCTGCACTACCAGAACCAGATTTCTGTGATCTATTAATAATTACCTTGTTACATCTAGTTAAAACCTTAGATTGTGTTTTAACTACGGTTTTCTTAAGAGTAGCTACGAGAATACCTTCTGTACCCGCACTCTTACTCAAATTGTTTATAGAAACAGTAGTATGTGCTGTATTAAATACTAAATTTGACTCCTGTAAAGGTTCAACTACACCGTCAGCATAAACAATATTATACCTTTCTTCATCATATGGTTCAAAAAATTGATTATTTTCACTTACAGTAAGACTAGCTTTATTACCAGCAGCAACAGTAAATTCAAATATTCTTCTTATTTGAATCTCAGAATCCTGTAAATCTACATTAGATATCCATCCCTCAGGCATATCTGATATAAGACTTGAATTTCTTGCATTAATTAATTGTGGTCTAATTACTTTAAAATCAGTAACAGTAATAGTAGATCCAGTTAATTCTTTCTGACAAACTCCAGCAACATCTTTAGTTAATGCAGCAATAGTAATAGTAGCTCCAGTATTAGCAACTGCAGTAACCCTATTATATGTTGGATCTAATTCAGAGGCTTTCTGATATCTTACATAATCACCAACTTTAACACCTGTTTTAAATCTATTACCACCTACACTAACAACACCAGTCGAATGATTGATAGTATATTCTGTTCCTGCAGGAGCTGCACTCGATAATTTAGAAAGATCCGTGTCTGCATTGAATTTATAAGCAGTTCCAGAAAATGTGTAACTCTGATATATTGATTTAACATCATCAAATGAATATTCAGTTACCACTGTTATCATCTGATTGGATTTAACACCATTAACTTTAATTGGTTCATCCTTTAAGAAAGTACCATTAGTTGATGTTAATGTTAGAGCAGTTCCATTAGTTACTGCAGACTTTAGATATCCTCTTGCACCACTCGTTGCACCTTCAATTAAAGATCCATCAATTGCAGTAAGATTTGCATGTACAGTTAATGATGTATATGTCTGTATATCCCATAAAAATAATTCATATTTTGTTGCGACATTAGCATACTCAACATTCTCCAACTTAAAGTCATAAACTCTTGCAATACCAATCTCGTTACCAGCTGCAGTACTATGAGTACTTCCGATACGCTGACTTCTTAAACTAAGAGTACCAGCAACTCCAAGTTGTATATTTGGAACACCATAAACACGATTAACCTTTACTGAAGCAGTCTGGTCAAAAACAAGAGACTGTTTCTTTAATTCTTTAGTAGTTCTTGGTTTTTCTACATCAAGAAATGTAGTACCTATTCTCTCAACTTCAAATCCCCTTACATATGCCTTACCAGGAGCAAGTTGATAACACATCAAATCACTACTTGGTTCATTACCTTGTTGTGTTTTTTCAGTATTTAAATAGACACCATTATTACCCTCACCATTATTAAGAGATTCTCTTGTTTGTACAGCAAATGGTTTTACATAATAATTACCACTTTCATCATATGTTCTTCTTGCAAATTCCTCAGCTAAAATATTATAGTCAGTTTTCCTGACCATTCTCTGAAGATTCCCCTTCTCTACCCTTAATAATTCAATAAAATTAGCATCAGCAAGATCATCAAGATCTTTACTAATTAATGTTGTTTTTAATTGGAATCTATCAGCCCCAGGAGCTGCATAGTTAGAATATCCAGCTGCATTATCAAATAATGTATCATCATCAAATGCAGTTACTACATTTTCATCAAGAAATAAACCAATTCTTGCTGAAGGGTCATTACTATATTGATCAATAATAACAGTTTGTTTGGTTACATTTACAAAATATCCACGAATAAAATATACACCATCCTGAATAGTACATGCAGATCCAATAGAAGATGCACTTACTGGTAATGCAGTTGCAAATGGGTTCGTAGCTATAATACGAGCAGTTCCATATTCAATATCTGAATTTGGGACTGTAAGATTTTCACCATCTGTAAATGCAGTAGTTGCAAAATCGTTGCCAGCCTTAGTATATTTGAAATAAAGTGTATTATGGCCTCTATCAGACTTTGTTGAAACAATATAATTAACTACTGTTGCCTCTACACCTGACGTTTCGCCCCTAATTGTCTTTCCAACCAATTGATCAAGATATTCAGAAATTGGAATACCTAAGAACGTATCTTCTAATTCTATACAATGGTAATTAGGATCATACCCAATATTACCAGGTATAACCATAGAACCTTCTTTAAAGAAGTGTTGTCCAAACTTCTCCATTTGATTTTGGAGGAGAGTTTGTAACTGGGTTAATTCTCTTGCCTGAACAGGGCTACCCGGCTTGAAAAGAACCCGTTTAAAATTCTTATCTTCATTAAAATCATCAAAATACGGAGAAACGTTCAGATTGGTTTCTTGGGGCATTTTCTTAGAACTCTAATACAATTTTGACATCTTCTTTTTGGGTTGCACTACGTTGTATTGCGGCCCTGTTATCTATGTATAAGACCTCACCAGAATATTTTTTAACTTCTGGGTCGGCAACACCTTCTACAAAGTTTTGTCCTAGTTGGACAATTGCAGTTCCTACAGTAGTAGCAGTGCCTGGATTAGCACTTGTACCAAAACTATTATCTATAGCTAAAGCATTACCAGAAGCTTGACCTGAGAGGGTATGTGTTCCTCCCGCACCAATTGCAGATTCAAAATCAACCATTCTAAAACCAGTAGTTGTTGATCCAATACCAGTAGGTGTATACATCTTCAAAACACCAGTAGATGCATCCCAATTAGCTACATAACCAATAGCAGTAGATCCAACACCAATTGTTTGTGTAACTGGAGTATCAACTGTATAAACAGTATCAGCTATATTTCCTCCACTTATGGTCTTAAGTTTAAGTGAAGTTAAAGGAACTGCAGTATCTTGAGTCAAATCAGCACCACTCATAGTTGTTGGATTCTTAATAACACCGACTTGTGCAAAGTCATTTCCAACAATAAAATCTGGATTTGATACTGTATTTTCAAATCTAGCGTACATTAATACTCTAAATGCACCAAGTTCACGATAGACATCTTTACCATGTCCTCCAGGAGGTGGAATTATAACTTCAAATTCTGCAATAGAAGTTGTTCCTACACCAACAGCAGATAATCCAGTAATAGGTGTACCTGTTTCTGCCCCAGGCCCGCCTGGATAAAATTCGATATTTCCTCTAGTATATCCAGTACCACCATTAGTAATGGTAATATCAGAAACTTTTCCTTGAGAATTGACAGTAATAGATGCTTTACCACCCGATCCATCACCAAGAATAGGAACATTATTAAATGTAGTACCAATAGGTTGGTATCCACCACCACTATTAATTACAATTGCGGTTTCAAGTTTCCCATCTACTGCATTATCTTTTATATCTGCACTTTCACCAACACCCCAATCAGTAGGGACAGGCATAAAGTCAATAGAATCAAATTTTATAATTTCTTTTGGTTTAATAGTGTAAAGATACTTCCAAACATAACCATCACCACTAGTACCAGCAGCTCTTGGTTCTAAGTCAACAAAATCAGGTTCGTCAAGAGACTGTCTACCCTGTGGGTTATCTGGACTTTGACCGTTATTAATACAAATATAAACCTTAAGATCACTGTTTACAACATAATACTGTGCGTCATACAAATTAGTTGAAGCTGTCTTTGGACTTTGACTTGTTCTAGTATATGAGTGTTTATACATCTCATATACAGTACCAGCAGTCCATGTATACTTCTTAACCATCCTTTGTATATCACCAGTACCCATCTTCTTGATACCAAGCATGGTATCCCATACATCATTGGATTCTTGGAATCCATCAAACGGAGCAGGAGTATTAGTGTTCCAATCTGATGCACCATATCCTTGTTCTACATCACTATAGTTAGAGAAACCAATAAAAGTATAATAATTCTGCGATGTATCAGCTACACCAGCGACAAAATTCGCAGCATTTAATATCCTAAATTGATCTGAAATAATCGCAGGCATTTTACTAGACTATTTTTGTTTATTTATGAATTTAATTAGATGTTAAAATCTAAGTTCTCATATTCTAGAGCTAAAGGTGAAATTCTTGTAGCTGTGGGACCAGTGGAGAGTCCTGTATATCCATTTGCAGCATTAACTGTAAACGTCTTAGGAGTAGTAGATCTTGTTGTATTATACAATTTAGACCAACTATAATGACCAAGATCAGATGACATACTAGTTGCAGCACCAGTAGTATTACCTGCAGTTGCAGCTGTTACTAAACCAACGTTAGAAACATTACATATTACATTAGCAATATTACCAGTATAATTAATACCTTCAACCTTGTAGATACCATCTGCATTATAAGTACCAACACCTATAGTGTTTCCACTTCCATCTGTTGATGTCAATCCACCATATGGTCCAAATCTAGTATCTTTAAGAACAAAATAATCACCAACAACAAGACCAGACTTAACTAGAGGAGTTGTTCCATCACCAAAAGCTTCTTGACTTAAGTAAGCCGCAGAGTCTAATTTAAGGTTAATCGTTGGACGACTATTAACTCCACTTGTACTCTTACCAACAGCAACAATAGTTCCA